TGAAGCCTGGGTAGATGGCGTACTGGCGGCGGGGAAAGGTGGCCAGGATGACGTATTGACGACAGTTCTGGTCTGGTACATCGACGTCGGCCAGTTCGACCGCGCCTTGCAGGTGGCGCGTTATGCGGTCGAACATAAGATGACGTTACCGGACCAATACAACCGGGATATCCCGACCATGTTGCTGGACGAATTCGCCGGCGCGTACCTCAATGCGACGCTGGCATACGATCCGAAGCACGCGGTCGAGATTCTTGGCGCCGTCGCCGATTTGACCAAGGACAGCGACACCCCCGACCAAGCCCGCGCCAAGCTCTGCAAGGCGCTAGGTTACGCGCAGCTGGCCGTCGCCGGCCCTGACGAGAAAAAGGACTTTACCCGCGCCAGGTTGCCGCTTGCCCAGGCGGCAAGAGACAACCTCAAACGCGCCCTTGATCTGTTCGAAGGCGTAGGCGTGAAAAAAGACATTGAACGCCTTGATCGTCGCCTGAAAAAAGCGACGCAAGGCTAACAGAGCACCCCCTGGCGCACGGCGGCGCGGGCCGATTCTGACTTGATTGTCCAGTTTGAAGCCCGCCCACCGCCGTTTTTTTTAAGAGTCCATCATGAGCTTTATGGCCGTCGAACCGTCGCCCCCCCGCAGCACACCGCCCGCCAGCTCCGCAATCGTGGAAAACGATGGCTGGTACGCAGATATCGAGCTGCCGCAAATGCGGGACGCCATGCGCCTGGATGGCACCGTGACCGACCCGCGCTTGCGGCAAGCGGTCGTCGCCGCCATTCTCCACGTCAATCAAGAGCTGGCGAACTGGAAGCGTGAACAGATCGCCGCCGGCCATACGACGCTGGCCAACGTGCCGGCCGACCACATCGACCGTGAAAGCGTGCTGATTTCGCACTATCGACGCGCGGTCTACTGCTCGGCCAAGGCTGACCTAATCGAACGTTATCGCGACTACGACAGCACCGCTTCCTCGCTCAGCGACAAGAAAACGATGGAATGGCTAGACAGTGCGCCCGGCGATCAGCGCCGCAATGCCCATTGGGCTATTGCCGACATTACCGGCCGCTCGCACTACGCGGTAGAGCTGATCTGAGGAATATGCCAATGATAGTGCGCGCCCAACAGTACGACACCCTGGATCTGCTCTGCATGCGGCATCTGGGCGCGACTGCCAACGTCGTTGAGCAGACCCTCGAATTGAACCCCGGACTGGCTGAATGCGGGCCATTCCTGCCGCATGGTCGCCTGATCACTCTGCCGGAACCGACCGCCACCACCACCAAAACCGCCCAGACCGTCCAGCTCTGGGATTAACCGCGAGGCCCCATCATGGCAGAACCCAGCACTACCTCCATCGTCGTCACCGCTGCCGCCGGCATCGGCCTGTCGTCGATCTTTCCCGGCATTGACGGCAATGCCTTAATCGGAGCGTTTGCCGGCGCCGCCCTGGTCGCCATTTCCAGCAAAAACCTGCCGGTTCTGCAGCGCCTGGCGTACATGCTGATTTCTCTGGCCGTCGGCTATCTTGCCGCACCTGAACTGATCAACAACACCCCGCTCAAGCAATCCGGCGTGGCGGCCTTCTTCGCGTCCGCAGCAGCTATCGCGCTGACGTTGCACGGCATTGATCTGATCAAAACGATAGAACTACCCGACTGGATCCGAAAAGGAGGCCGCAGTGAATAAATTGCTGATTCTCATCGCCGTCCTAAGTTACGCCGTCAGTTGCATGCAACTACTGTGCTACCGGCGCGGCTTCGCTAGCTACCGCATGCATATCTCGCTGGTCGCCTGGTCGCTGATTGTCTTCACTGGCACCAGCGCGCTGGAAATCCTGCTCGGCCGGGGACACATCACGCTGGGCCAGGCCGGCATCGCCTTCACCTTGTGCGCCCTGGTCTACCGCGCGCAAGGCAACGTCGCCAACATCATCAGGGGAATTTATGACTAAACTGACCGAGCATTTCACACTGGCCGAATTAACGCGCAGCAGCAAAGCCACCCAGCTGAGCATCAACAACACGCCAACGCCGGACGTGATCGCCAATCTGCGACGCCTAGCGCGCTTCAACGAACAGGTGCGCGTCGAGCTTGGTGGCGCCGCGATGGTGATTTCCAGCGGCTACCGCTGCCCGGCGTTGAATCGTGCTGTCGGTGGCGCCAACAACAGCGCGCATCTGGCCGGCCTCGCCAACGATTTCACAGCGCCGACCTTCGGCACGCCAATGGAGATTTGCCGACAGCTGGAAAAATCCTATCTGTCCTTCGATCAGCTGATCTATGAGCGCTCGGCGTCGGCGGTGTGGGTCCATCTCGGCATTGCCGCCGAAGGCGCCAAGCCACGGCGCCAGGTGCTGACCATTGACAGCAAGGGTACACGGGTCGGCCTATGGAGTTGATCACCAAAATCTTGATATCGGCGCTGCTGGTCGGGACGCTGGGCGTCATCATCTACGTGCAGCGGGACGGCCTGAACGCGGCCAAGCTCGAAATCTCAGGCGCCAAGCAGGCTATCAAAGACCGCGACGACATCATCAGTACCTTGAAAGCCGCCGCCGTCGCCAACAAAAAATCGCTGGCCAAACTGGAAGCCGACCGTCAAGGCATCGCCAGCACGCTATCGGAACGGGAAAACTTGATTGAAAGTCTTCAACATGAAAACGCCACTATTCGCAACTGGGCCGATACTGCTTTGCCTGACGCAATTGCCAGCTTGCGGGAGCGCCCCGCCATCACCGGCGCCGGCGGTTATCGTCAACGCCTGCCCGCCAGTGACGCGCTGCAGCCTGCCGGCGGCGGCGCCAAAGACTAACGGCGTGCTCAATCTGACGCTGGAGCGCACCGAGGCCGCTTGGGCGGCATGTGCCGCTCAGGTTGATATGACGTATTACTGCCAGCGGGAAATCGACCATGTACAAACCGAAAAGCCTTAGAGCGCACCTGACGGCGGCCAGCGCCGATTTGCGCACCAATCCCGACAAACTGCTGGTATTTGCCGATGAAGGCAACACCATCGCCGCCGGCACAGGTTCGCTATCGTTCGAATACCGCTATAAACTCAACGTCATCATCACCGACTATAGCGGCGACCCGGACGCCATCATGGTGCCACTGCTGGCTTGGGTTTCGGTCCACCAGCGTGAATTGCTCAGCAATCCCGATTTACGCAAGAACGGCATCGGCTTCGAGGTCGATTTCAACAATCACGAAACCATTGATTTATCTATCAAGCTGGACCTGACGGAACGTGTCGCTGTCAAAAATGCCGGCGCCGGCCGCTTGGAAGTGCGGCACCTGGCTGAGCCGCAGCCTACCCCGGAATACGCCGACGAATTCTGGCAGGCCTATGCGGGCGATTCCTTGCTCGCCGAATGGCATACCGTAGGCAAAGCCGAATGAGCGACGATCTGCGTGCGATAGAGACCTGGGCCGCTGCATTGCTGGCCAGACTGGAACCCGGCCAACGCCGGCTCGTCAATCGCAAAATCGCGCAGGATCTGCGGCGCAGCCAGGCGCGGCGGATTGCCAGTCAGCACGCACCGGATGGCGCCACCTACACGGTGCGCAAGAAGCGCAAAGAGCTACGTGGGAAGAAAGGCCGCATCAAGCGCCAGAAAGCGGCGATGTTCGAAAAGATACGCACGCAAAAAAATCTCAAAACTCAGCAGGACGCGAATCAAATATCGGTCGGCTTCTTTGGTCGGGTAGCCCGCATTGCGCGGGTGCATCAGGAAGGCTTGAAGGATCTGGCGTCAAAAAAAGGGCCGGAATATCACTATCCGGCCCGTCCTTTGTTGGGTTTTAGCGCCACCGACCAGGCACTGATCAGTGTTTCGCTGTTAAGGCACTTAAAGTTGTAGAAATGTCGCCTCGTGCAGCTGTCGCGTGCAGTTTCAATCCCAGCGCTTTAACGACTTTCAGAATAGTCCCAAACTCGGGATTACCCTCGCCGGACAATGCTTTATACAGGCTTTCGCGGGCTAGGCCGGAATCGCGTGCCACCTGGCTCATGCCGCGCGCACGCGCAATAGTGCCCAAGGCGTGGGCGATGAAGGCAGGATCGTCGCCTGCTTCTTCAAGGCATGCGTCGAAATAGGCAACAATATCGGCCTCGGTTTGCAGATGTTCGGCAGAATCCCACTTGCGCAGTTTGATCGATTCCATATATTTCTCCTAAAGTTTCCGCGCCAGTTCCAACGCGGTTTTAATGTCCTT